AAAACAAATGGAAGGTTTGTTTCATCAAGTCGAAATGAAAGATGATCGTCAAACTATCCAAGTTGATACCGACATTTTACTTGAAGTAAGGGGACACGAATTAACTGAAGGCAGATTACCTTCTTGGATTGCTTTTGAAGAATTTGTGGATGAACTTTATTGGAACATTGATAGATGGTCTGATCCTTCAAATGGCATGGATGAACAACAATGTGGAAAAGCAGATTGTGAATGTTATTCAAATAATGGTGATGGTTTATACGACATATATTTCCGAGAACAAAATGGAGCAGGTTTTAGGGAAACTAAACACACAGTCGCTTACCAAACCAAACTTCTCGTAAATTCCCTTAAAGGTTTACTTGTTAAGGTGGAAAAGTTAGGGGAAGTAATATGAATCTTCCTTTTAATCACAATCATGCTTACGATGTTGCTGAAGTTGTAAATAGACAAACAGTTGAAGCTTTAATCAAAATTTATGGTGAGCATATAGCAATATTTATGCCACGTAAACAGATTCTTCATGTGCAGTTTGACAGGTTTGAAGGTGATCTAATGTTTTTCAATAGACTTGATGATATGAACAAACCTGAAAATGTAAGTGAGTATGAAGAAGATTGGGTGGATATTACACACAGTAATCTTATTCTTGCTTTTCCAGTTGCAGATAGATTAGTTAGGTCAATTAGTGGTGGATGGGGTAGGCATTAAATGAAATGCCAAAATTGTACTGCGCTAATTGTTTATGCAGGTGAGGGAATTTGGATTGACGGATACCAAAGTTCTGAATGCCCAAGTTTTGAACTTTTTCATAAGCCAGTTACCCCCTGTGAGGCAGAAGAAGCTATGCTGATTGGAGAAGTTAATAACCCATAATACGGAGGCATAGCTGTGGGCATATTTGACAATTTAAATCAGTCACCCAAATCCGAATCTGAAGATCCTGCTAATGATTACCAACGATCCGCTGAACAATGTTCGTTACATGATTTAAAACCACATCCACGTAATTACAGGCAACATTCAGAAGATCAAATAGAACACATTAAACAATCTATTAAAGATCATGGGTTTTATAGGAATGTTGTTGTGGCTAAAGACAACACTATTCTTGCAGGTCACGGAGTAGTTAAAGCCGCCAAAGAACTAAATATGACTACTATTCCTGTTGTTAGATTAAAAATATCTCCTGAAGATACACAAGCATTAAAACTTTTAGCGGCTGATAATTACATACAGCATTTATCTTTTGATGATGACAGGATGCTCACAGAGCTTTTAAAAGAAGTTTCTAGTGAAGAAGGGTTGCTGGGTACAGGTTTTGATGACGCTTCATTAGCCGCTTACGCTATGGTTTCTCGCCCAGCAGATGAAATAGGGGATTTCGATGCCGCAATGGAATGGGCTGAAGCTGGAATGCCCGAATTTGAAGATCCAACTACAATGGATGAATTTAGTAAAGAAGCTTTTGTGAATATAAAATTTCCAACAGCAGAACATAGGGAACAATGGGTAGAAAAAGCTACACAAGCTGATCCTGAACTTGTTGAAACGGTGCGAAGATTAAATAATTGGTCATTAAGATGGCCTGCCAGTGAAAGCATAGATCAGAGAGAAGATTTAAGTTCAGTAGAGTTTACTGTTGATATCAATGAATAATCCATACACTAAAGTGATTATTTCTCTTAGAATCGCTCTAAGCGTGGACAAATAATGCCTGAATTACCTAAATATCCTATTTATATTCCCACTAAAGGTAGATGGGAAACACCTTTTACTATAAGAGCTTTCCAAAAAGACGAAGTTCCTATTCATGTAGTAATAGAAGAAAGCGAATTGGAAAACTATGAGAAACATTGCTCATCTCCCACAACAACTTTCCTTACCCTGCCTTTCTCTAATGCAGGTTCAGTTATACCTTCACGAAATTGGATAATGGAACACTCAATAGAACATTACGGATCAGCACGACATTGGCAATTCGACGACAACCAAGACAAATTCCTACGCTATTACAAAGGCAGAAGCATCCCAATACAATCACATATTGCTTTAAGAATGGTAGAAGATTTCACAGACAGATACAAAAACATAGCTGTATCAGGTTTCGATTACGAAATGTTCGTAGTAAGAGGTAAACAAACTAAACCATTTACACGCAACTGCAGAGTTTACTCAGCTTCATTACACAACAACAGCGCCCCTTTCAGATGGCGAGGAAAATACAACGAAGATGTAGATTGGTGCCTGCAAGCCTTATCAACCGGCTGGTGGTCAACTATTCTGTTCAGAGCAGTTCATATTAGAAAAAGAGCAACCATGACCCTAAAAGGAGGCAACACAGACGAACTATACCAAGACGATGGAAGAAACTACATGTCCCGCTCATTAGAAAGACTATGGCCGGGAGTAGTAAAAACTAAAAGAAGATTCGGTAGACCACAACACGTAGTCTCACACTCATGGGGACATTTCGATAACCCATTCATACCAGCAGACGACCCCCAACCAATACCCGAATACGCAATGAAAATAGAAGGAACCCCAGAATCAAAATCGTTACGCAACGCACTTGACCTCTGAACACTAAGGTCTGAACATGGCAAAAGGACAATCACCAGCATTATCACCTGAAACCGCTGAAAGGTATAGACAAGTTGTTCAAATGAGAGCCGCTGGTCTTACTTTTGATCGAATCGCTCAAGAATTAGGTTATGCAAGCCGTTCAGGAGCTAAAGAAGCTTATGATGCGGCTTTAAATTCTTGGGGTAGGGAAGCTGTAGACAATTTAAGAGTTTTAGAAGGTGAACGTGTCGATGAATTATGGCGAAGAACTTTTGCCCGCTTGTTGGAAGCTGACCGTAATCAAGCTGAAGTAAATGAGTTTTTAAATATTGTTATGACCGCTGTAAGAATTTCTAAAAGAAGATCAGAATTATTTGGTTTAGATGCTCCTCGACAGCTTGAAGTTTCAGGTTTGGAAGGTGGAGCTATCAGAACTGATGTTGGTGATTTATTAATTACTCGTTTAGCAGAATTAAGAGATAAACAAGGTCCTTTAGCTGAGGAACTGGATAAAGAACCTTTAATTGTAGAAATACCATCCGAGACAGCTTTAGAGCCATCTCTAGACGAATAGATACTACGATGATGGTTACCACCAAAACAACCTACAAACAGCTTAGAAAGGCTCCAAATGTCAGAATTATCGGTTGTTGAGGAGATTTCCCGCAGAACAGAACCAAATCTGCTATTTGAGGGACTTTCACAGGAACAACTTCAAGCGGTAATGCACGATTGGAGACTTTGGCGCAGACCGAAACAAATAACACCTGAAGGCAATTGGAGAGTGTGGCTTATTCTCGCAGGTAGAGGTTTTGGTAAAACCCGAACAGGTTCTGAATGGGTAAGAGAACAAGTTGAATTAGGAAAAGCAGGTCACATAGCTTTAGTTGGGGCTACAGCCGCAGATGTTCGTGACACTATGATAGAAGGAGAATCAGGCATTCTGTCTATCTTCCCTGATGGTAAAAGACCACGATATGAACCATCTAAAAGAAGAATAACTTTTCATAACGGAGCAATGGCAACAGCCTTTTCAGCAGATGAACCCGACAGGCTAAGAGGACCTAATCATGATCTCGCTTGGTGCGATGAGCTTGCCGCATGGAGATATCCTGACGCTTGGGACATGCTTATCTTCGGATTGCGTATCGGTGAACATCCGCAAGCATTAGTCACTACAACACCTCGACCAACTCGAATAATAAGAGATTTAGTTCACAGAAAAGATGTGATTGTTACTCATGGAAGTACTTTTGAAAATAAAACTAATTTAGCGGCTTCATTCTTTGAAGAAATAATTGACCGTTATGAAGGAACTCGTTTAGGCAGACAAGAACTACACGCTGAAATACTTGATGATGTAGATGGAGCTTTATGGAGTCGAGACATGCTTGACGAAGCAAGAGTTTCACAGATACCTGATTTGAAAAGAATAGTTGTAGCTATTGACCCTGCTGTTTCATCTCACGAAAGTTCCGCTGAAACAGGAATAGTTGCCGCTGGAGTAGATGAAGCAGGACATGGTTACATTCTTGAAGATGTCTCAAAAAGAGGAACACCATTGGAATGGGCTAACGAAGCTGTTGCCGCTTACAACAGATTAAAAGCTGACCGAATAGTAGCTGAAGCTAATCAAGGTGGAGATATGATTCGCCACACTTTAAACACAGTGGACAGAACTATTCCTTTGCGTCTTGTTCATGCAAGTCGAGGTAAAAGAGTTCGTGCAGAACCAATAGCGGCTTTATATGAACAACACAAAGTTCATCACGTAGGATCTTTCCCTGATTTGGAAGATCAACTTTGTTCTTGGGTTCCTGATGTATCCGCTTCCCCTGACAGACTTGATGCTCTAGTATGGGCATTAACAGAATTAATGATTGACGGAGCTAGACAACACGCCGCTGTTGCTCCTATCAATATTGAGCAAGTAAACCCTTGGATACCACAATGAGCGAAAAAGTAATTTTAACAGATCAAGAAACTCCGTTTGGACGTTTAGAAATTGATCCGAAAAAAGGAACAACTAAAATGATTTTTCCAAACGGTGTGGATACTCGCCGACCTATTCCTTTACGAAGAAAGTATAAACATCAGTCTTGAATAGAAGCAATAAACAAGGTATTGATGTAAGATCAGATCATGTCTTTAACTGACGACTTTCAAAAAGCCGCACCCAGTTCAACAGATATGGGTGAAGTAGGTTCCACTGGGCTTGTTCAATACGGTGGTGATGTCCAAGAAGATTTCCTTAGGCAACTTCAAGGCAAAAGAGGCTATGCCACATATCGGGAAATGTCAGACAACCATCCTGTTATCGGAGCAATCCTTTATTCAATAGAAATGCTTGTAAGAGGTGTGAATTGGACTGTTGCACCTTCTGACCCTAACGATCAGCGTGCTGTTGACGAAGCAGAGTTCGTTTCAGGGTGTATGAGTGATATGTCACATTCTTGGTCTGACACTCTTTCTTCTATTCTTTCAATGTTGCAGTTCGGTTACTGTTACAACGAGATTGTTTACAAAAGAAGAAACGGACCCGACAAGGAAGATTCAAGCGAACGTTCAAACTTTAACGATCAGCGTATCGGTTGGCGTAAATGGCCTATAAGAGATCAATCAACTATTATCCGCTGGCAGTTCGATAATAACGGTGGCATTGATGGCGCTTATCAGATGAACCCGCTTTCAAATGCAGGCGAAGTTTATTTACCTATAGAGAAATGTTTATTGTTTAGAACAACTACTAAACGTAACAATCCTCAAGGCAGATCAATTCTTCGCAACGCTTTCGTGCCTTGGTATTTCCAGAAGCGCATAGCCGAGATTGAAGCTATTGGTATTGAACGTGACCTTGCGGGTATGCCAGTTGCTTTAGTGCCACCTCATTTACTTTCAGATAATGCAACAGCACAAGAAACACAAGCGCTTACTGCTATTAAACAAATGGTTAGAAACATTCGCCGTGATGAACAAGAAGGAATAGTGTTTCCTCTAGCTTACGATCCTGACACTAAACAGCTTGCTTATGATTTAAAACTTTTAACTACAGGCGGGCGTAGACAGTTTGACACTAATGCTATTATCGCACGTTATGATGCTCGCATAGCAATGTCAGTGTTAGCGGACTTCATTCTTTTAGGACATGACAATGTAGGAACTCAAGCTCTTTCAGTTTCAAAGATTCAATTATTCTCTGATGCTTTAGATACTTGGGTTACAGGCATAGCAGATGTTATTAATAAGCACGCTATTCCTCGTTTAATGAAACTAAACGGAGTTGACCCACAGTATTACCCAACAGTCGATTACGATTCACCTAGACAAGTTGACCTTAACGCTATAGCAGATTATGTGCAGAAACTTGCAGGAGTCGGAGCTATCCTGCCTGATGAAAACTTAGGTGAACACCTGAGAGACATCGCAGGGCTACCGCAGGAGGAATCGGAAAGCATCGACTAAATGGCTGGCAAAATTAATGTTGGTCGGTCAAAAAAGATTCACCACATTCCTCTTTCATGGGATGTAAACAAAGCAAAATCTAATCATCAACCAAAATTTCGACCTGTTGGCGATGCGATACTTCGAGGCAGAGAAAAATCTGTAGGCAAAGTAATGGAACAAATGTTCGCCGCTATGCCTCCTGTTGAACTTTGGATAGATGGCAAATTAAACCCTGAACAATATTTGCAAAGAGCTAAAGAAATATCACAACCTTACATACAACAAATAGCGGCTTTGTTGCAAGTGTCTTTTAACGAAGGTGCAATTACTCAACAGGACAGGATACGTGCTGAAGCTAACAGACAGTTGAAACGCTTACGAAGTCCTTTACGTTTAACAAATGAGGATGGAAAAGTAACTAAAGCGTCAGTCGGTGGGATAGATGTAGGCAAAGACCCGAAAGCAATTTGGGCGCCTGTAGGAATAGAATCATTCGACGAAGTTAGTTCAGCTTCAGTTCAGTACGCACAGTTTCGTTCAGCGACTCTTGTTACAGCAATGATAGAGGAACAACAAAAAGTTATTCAGGAACTTATAGGCGAATCTTTCACAACTGCACAAACTTTCTCAACTGGAAGATCAGTGATGGGTTTAACAGCAGGTCAAACATCAAGCGCTTTATTTAATGTGCTGGAAGAAATGAACCCGAACACTCCTTTAGGTAGACAACTTGCTCAAATGCGAGGAGTTAATTCGGCAGGTTTAACTCACCCTTGGGAAAGAGCCGTTTTTCACCGTTCAGAAAAAATAGCTCAACAGTTAGCTGATAAGGGAGTTACAGGCGCTAGAGCTTATAACAAAATAAGAGACGATTCCAATAAGTACGCTAAAAAGCTTCGCCGTTCAAGAGCAAGAATGATTTCTCGCACTGAGATTAAACGAGCGCAAGTTGCAGGTCAATTAGATTCAATGCGTGAAGCTTTAGATTCAGGTTTGGCTGATCCTGTCACATCAGGCAAGAAATGGATCACAGGTGTTACAGATGTATGCCCTATCTGTGTAAGTCTTGGGTTCGGTAGAGCTATTCCTGTAGATCAATCTTTTCCAGATGTAGGTGATGGACCTCCTGCTCATCCTAATTGTCGTTGTGATGTAGATTTTTCTCACCGAATAAAGGAAGCACCGCAAGCTATAGGTGCAGGCGATCCTAAGTTTCCTGCTGGTTCACCTGAGAATCCTATTGTTTGGCAATTCAATTCAGGTTTCCAATCTTCACCTAATGTGACTACTGCTTTCAGACCGCCTTCGGTTCCTAGAGTGCCAACACCAACACCATCTGTAGCTGCTACACCAGTGCAACCTAATGTTGTGCCTTCTCCAAAAATTCCGAATGTTGATGAAGTTATAGAGGAAATAGATGCTGTTCCTTTGCAA